CAAAAAGGAATGATGGATGCGATAACTAATCCTGATATAGAGCAAGTAACAATAATGAAATCAGCTAGGGTCGGATATTCCAAAATTCTTAATCATGTCATTGCATATCACATACACCAAGATCCATGTCCAATTATGGTTGTGCAGCCGACTATAGAGGATGCAACTGGTTACTCTAAAGAAGAAATCGCACCTATGCTTAGAGACTCAAAATGTTTACATGGTCTTGTAAGTGATGCAAAAGCAAAAGATGGTCAGAATACACTTTTACAGAAACAGTTTCCCGGTGGAACATTATCTTTAGTAGGTGCAAATTCACCTAGAGGATTTAGAAGGGTTAGCAGAAGAATAGTTTTGTTTGATGAGATAGATGGCTACCCTGCATCGGCTGGTACTGAAGGAGATCAAATAAAGCTAGGTATTAGAAGAACAGAATATTATTGGAATCGTAAAATCGTATCTGGCTCTACACCTACTGTAAAAGATTTTTCTCGTATAGAAAAAATGTTTTTACAGACGAACCAGCAGCGTTTTTATGTACCATGTCCTCATTGTGGTCATATGCAATATTTAAGATGGGCGCAGTTTAAATGGGAGAATGACGATCCTGATACAGTTCACTATCAATGCGAATCTTGCACAAAAGCAATACCACATAACAAGAAAAGATGGATGGTAGAACGTGGCGAGTGGAGGGCGACAGCACCGGGAAAATCTAAACACGTTGGTTTTCATATATGGGCTGCATATTCTTATTCACCTAATGCAAGTTGGGCAAATCTTGTAGAAGAGTTTTTGCTAAGTAAAGATGATCCAGAACAACTTAAGACATGGATAAACACAATATTAGGTGAGACATGGGAAGATGAGTATCAGGCAAAAGTTGGCGCAGATGCGTTAATGATTAGAGCATCAGAAGCAACTTATGAAAGAGCAAAACCTCCAGAAGAAGTTTTATTGTTAACTGCTGGTATTGATACACAAGATGACAGATTAAGTTTGTCAGTTTTTGGTATTGGTAGAAATGAAGAAATGTTTTTGATAGATCGACAAGTTTTATATGGCTCACCAGCTAGAGCAGACGTATGGAAACAGTTAGATGAGGTTTTGCTTGGCAAGTACAAAAATGTAAATGATGTAGAGCTAAAAATTGAAAGTGCTGCGATTGATACTGGTGGTCATTACACACATGAGGTTTATCAATATGTCAGAGAAAGATCTCATATTGGTCTTATTGGTATTAAGGGTATGGGTCAGAAAGGAAAACCACCATTAGGCAAACCTACAAAAGTAGATATTAACTTTACAGGTAAAGCACTTAAGAAAGGAGTGCAATTATTCCCTGTAGGTGTAGATGTAATCAAAACAACTCTTAGTAACAAACTAAAAGATGCAGAAGTTGGTAAAGGTTATATACATTTTTATCCAACAATTACACCAGATTATTTTCAAGAGCTTACAGCAGAGAAACAAGTATTAAAATATAAAAATGGTTATCAAGAACGTGTTTGGGTTAAAAAAAGCAATGCTAGAAACGAAGCATTAGATGAAATGGTCTATTCGTGGGCTGCATATCAGCGATTATTGCAAAAATATGATCGAAGAACTATATTTGACCAGTTTGAAAGAAAAATTAACCCTAAAAAGCCTCTAAAGGAGACTAAGGTAGACTTAAAACGTACTAATTCGCCTAAAAAGACGAATTTTGTCGCTAATTGGTAAAAAAAGATGACATTTCCATCACCTATAA